TCATCTGCCGATTAGACGAATTGTACGTTAGGTCCAGGTTCTTCACTTGGAACAGGCCGTTCACCGGGCTGGACAGGTCACCCAACTCGTCGTTGATTGCTTCGAGAACCTGGTTGCGGGGGAACCGGGGGTTGATGGTGCAGACAGCCCCGGATGAATGGGCGGCAGCGGTCGTCCCGTTGAACGCCCGTTCCACAGTCAAAGTCTTCGAAGACTCCACGACATCCCATACATACAACTGTTCCGAGCCAATCTCCAGAACGGAACCTTGGCGCACGGAACCCAAGTCGTAAGACAGCACACAAGCAGTTGCCGTGGCGTTGATCGAGGACGCTAGTTTGTTGCGTTCCTCTACAACCCCAGACAACAGTTGCCGCTGAGTGCGGGTGATGACCTGTGAGACTGTGGACACTTACTTCTTCTTCTTGGCGGCTTTCTTGCCCATCTTCATAGGCTTGCCCGACTTCTTCGCTTCCATCTTCGCAGCCTTCATACCGGCCTTCGAATACGAGAATTCCTTTTTACCGACCATCGGCATAGCGACCTCCTAAGGGGACAGTCAGATATTAGCACCGAACTTTTCGTCCAGTTGGGAAGCGTATGTTTCTGCGATCTGCGGCACCAACTGCTGTATCAGCCCGTTCATTTGGCGTTGCGCTGAGTGCGGGTCGATGTGTTGGAGGTAGAGGACTTTGGGGATGTGGGCTGTTTGGGTTGCGAGGGCTGTGCGGACGATGAGTTCGTAGTCGTCGGCTACTCGGAGGTTGGGGTTGTGGCCTCCGATGGCGTGGTAGGTGGATGCCCGCCATGCCCGTACATGGTTGGGGGCTGAGACGATGTGGCTGAGGGTTGTGCGGTTGACCGGCACCCGGCAGGCCCAGACTTGGTGTGTTTCGTCCCAGTAGTGGGTGCCGTGGCCGAGGCCCCAGCCGTCGGGGTAGCGGTGGCTGGAACCGTCTGGGTAGACCTCTGCGCAGTCCGAGTAGGCGAACCCGGCTGTCGGGTTTGTGAAGGCTGTGGCGAGTTCTTGGAGGCAGTCTGGGGTGAGTTGGTCGTCGTGGTCGGCTTCGACGAGGATGTCTCCGAGGCCGAGGCTGAACGCCATCCGCTTGACGTAGCCGATGTTGCCGCCTGAGGGGACGTGGGGGCGGAAGTACCGTATCTTGTACCGTTCGTCGGAGCACATGCCGTAGACCTGTTGTTGGACGGCTTGGGTGGTTGAGTCGTCGTAGATGACCCATTCCCAGTCGGTGTGGGTTTGTGCTTTGAGGGAGGCCCAGAGTCGGGCGAGGGTGTCAGGCTTCGTGTTGTATGTCGGGGTGATTACCGAAATCACTCAGGTTGCCACGGTTCTGCTGTGTTGCCTTCTGCGACCCAGGCAAGGTACTGCTGGAAATCGGTGTTGTCAGGGTCGTGCGGTATTGACCACGTTGTCCCGTCTTCGTCAACACGTTGTAAGTACCGCCCGTCAAGATGCTGGGGGAACCATTGGTATTGTGTCAAGTCGCAGTACAAGTATCTTTTCATCAGATTTCCGCCGATGCTGCGCTAGAAAGGAATAGGGACACAGCGTTGTAGCCGCCGTTTGAGCATTGGATGGCGAAGTAGGTGCCGTCACCTTGCGGCAAATAGTAGATATTTGAGCCAGTTTGCACCGTTGCGTCACTCGCCCTTCGGAACGTTGGAGTTGGTGTTGCTGTTGTTGGGGTCGTTCTCATCGGGATTCTGATGTTTTGGGTGCCGTAGTAGTAGTTCCCTGCTGCGTAACCAAGTACACCCACGACTTCGCTGTACTGCCCATATGGGTATATCTGGAAGTACCGTTGACAAAGCAGAAGTTCGGTGCCGATTGGCCGTTGCTCGAACGAGGTTGCTTGCGGCCCTTGTTCTATCTGGAGCCCAGTCATGTACCACGTTGCGCCAGTTGTGGCCGCAACATCGGTGCTGGCGGCGACACCGTAAGCGTTTGATGTCCCCCAGGTGTTTGCGGTTGCGGCATGGAGGTTTGTGTCCGTCCCCAACGCAAAAGCGCAAATCGCTCCAAGGCCGACACCAGTCACGGGCCATGTGGTCCCAGATGGCGGTGCAGGGATTTGGACGGTCTTGTATTCCCAAGTGTTCGCAGAGTTGATGTTGTATGACGCAACGTATACAGAGTTCTGGGCTGCGTTTTGGATGCCGAACGTGTAGAGGCCCGTAACGCTTGAGCGCACCCAGAATGAGACAGACATGGGTCTGCCTGCCGAGGTGCCCCACGCAAAGTCCTGCATGGACGTTGCTTCAATGTTCTGCCCGAGGAGGCAGTAGTTGCCGCCAGACGAGTAAGTGCCCCCAGTAGTCACGTTGACGGCAAGGCTGTTGCCGAAGCCAGTTGGGACTACCGATGTTGATTGGGAAACGGTGATTGTTCCGCTGGTTGCAAAGAAGTAGTAGCGGTCAAGGGTATAGGTGGTGCTTGAACTACCTGTGTAGGAGGCTGCTCCACGCTGGTTGATGCGCATGTCGCCGTTGATGATTTTGTTGCGGTTGGCGGTCGGGTTGAGCGGTGCCCATGCGGAGCCGTTCCAGACGAGCATCTGGCCCGTGTCCGTCTCGTAGATAATCATGCCGGTGTACGGGCTGGTGGGGCGGGTGGTCGAGGTGCACACCCCAGGGCGCAGGCCAGTCGCTTTGCTAGAGATACTCATGCTGGGCCGATGTCCTCAATCACCATTTGCCTGCCTCCGTCGCCGCCAACATCAGGAGCCGCATACGACGAAACTTGTGTATTTGTTGTCGCAACAATCTGCAACTTGAACGTTTCCGTCGCAGCGGTAGACGGGGTTGTAATAACAGCCATAAGGGTTTTCGTCGGTGCCATAAAGGTAGATAAATCGTTTTGTCCCAAACCCCAGTTTTTGATTTCGGTTGACCCTCGAAGCAGTTTGTACGTCACAAAGTTTGCCCCACCTGGGACATATGGGCGCACGGATAAGGTGACCCGCAAGCGACGGTTTGCGCCGTAAGTAATGCTTGCAGACAGTCCTTCGTCCTGTGCTGTCGTGTGCGGGGCAGAAGTGTTGAAAAGTGTAGTCAGCGTCGATACGCCGAGGACACCCCACGGCATATTTGATGGCGGGTTCCACGCCGTTCCGTTCCAAATCAACAGTTTGTTGGTGTCTGTCTCGTAGATGGCCTGCCCTTGGTACGGGCTGGCGGGCCGTGTCGAGGAAGTGCACACACCAGGCTTAGCGATAGCAGACGGAGCGAGGAAGGAACTAATCGGCATTGGGGGCCTCCCACGGTTCGGGTGTGTTGCCCTCGGCAAGCCACGCTAGGTACTGCTGGTAATCGGCATTGTCTTCAACCATTGGGATAAACGCAACGGATTGACCGTCGTGGCGTTCAAGATTCACTTTTGTCCCACCAGTCGGTAGTTGCGATTCGTAAAGAAAATATCTGGTCATAGTTCTGCCGACGCTTCTATCCATGCGTTGTTGTTTGCAGCAGCAAAATTCAAAGCCGTACCGACCGTAAACCCTGGTGCGCCAAAACCAATACCGCTCCAACACGAAACGTATTCGCTATTTGCCTCAAGTGTGTTTGAAGCCCAAGCATAAGAAACCGATGCTGCCTGCGACCACGCATTGAAATCTGAACGTGCACTTACGGCTACAGTTGGATTGTTCGTTCGCATTACTACTGGGAATTTGACGATGATGCCGCCCCACAACGACCCAGCCGAGTAAGCGGACATAGTTGCGATGGCAAGCGTGGACGGGGCGACGCTTGGGAAGGTTTTACGGTAGTAGTACCGCTGGCACAGTTGCAGTTCGACACCGATAGGGCGCTGCTCAAACGGGGTCGGCTGGTAGTTCCCCTCCAACTGCACACCCCAAACATCCAACGTGCAAGTCGCCAACGGCAACTTGAAATAGATATACCTGCTCGACCCTGTACCAATCGTTTTCCCCGACAGGCTCGGTGTAGTAAACGTCCAAGTGTACCGCTGCCACGACGTACCAATCGTGAACGCCTTGGTCTGCTCAGCGGAAGCGCCAGACCCACCCGTACCCATCGCCTCACCCGAATAAACATCCACCGTTCTAGACGCATCAGCCTTCGCCCAAAACGACAACGTGACAGTCTGCGCAGCCAACGTGCGCACATCCTCAACAAACTGAAGGAACGTGTCGGTGCGGACAGTCCCCGCCGTCGTCAACTGGACACGCCCAAAAAACTGTCCCTCGGTTGCGGCCTGCGGAGCCGCACCAGCCGTAAAGGTTTGCTGGGAACCTGTCGCCGCCGCACCCGAACCAAGGTTGTGAATCATG